ACGAATCTTTGGTGTAACTCGACATTCCTCTTGAAGCGAATCGGGCTACATTATATGTAACTCCCTCGGTTGCATAATAATACTGTTGGTCATTTTCTATGTTTAATACTGTATGATTTGAAAAAAAATCATCACCAACAGAACCGGGAATGCTTTTTAGAATTCTAGCATTAGACCAGTAACCACCACTTCGATCAACGCGAACATTGTAAACGCCACCACCTCTAGCGTTTTCTTGAACTTCTCTCTGGAGATATTCGATTGTTCCAATTTTTGTGGTAGATCCGGCAAGAGAAACAGGAATATAATCATCTGTTACAAAATCAAAATCATCTTCTTTCAATTGATACATGAATTGCCAAACATATCCGTCTTCGCCTGGCGTTTGTAGGTCTGGATATGTGTGGGTTGGTTCCACAGTAGAAGCAGTTGCTCCATTATTGTCGAGACATTTGTAGACTCGATAATCTGATGTTAATACAAAGAATGGATTTGTATCATATGTTTGCGATCTAAAAATCTCATTCACATCAGAAAACTGAGAGTAGTATGTACCAGAAGACCAGTCATTTCGATTTATCACTAGTCTCACATTTTGAGGATTTATTTTTTTAGCCGCAATAGAATTCTTCCAAACCTCGACTTGATTCATAACAGAATCGGTGGAAGTATCTGGTGTACTTTCATTATTCCAAGGTTGCGGACGAGAGATCATCATGTAATACGAATTACTCTGTCTCGAAACATCGTTCAAGAAAGATTCAGCGGCAGAAACATTGAAAGAAAACTGTAGACTCGACATTTATTTTTTTCCTCTAGTTATTTATATGCCTGTACCGTAACCAGAAGGAATACTCGGCGAAGTTCCAAGTGTTCCTTGTGAACCATAAGATGATCCCTTTGCTGGTGGTGATGTGATGTGGTATGGAGTTCGGATAAAATCTTGAAGAACGATTCCGCCCCATGTGGAACCAGAAGGTACATTTCCGTGCCATGTATTTGGATGCGGGTGGACTATCCAGAATACCGTATCGTTTGATGGCCATCCAGGCAAAGAAGAACCTTTATATTGATCTGAACCTGTTTTGCCAAAATATTCAAATGTTGACCCAACACCACCAAATATATTGAAGTTTTGTGTTTCCCATCCAGAGGAGATACCTTCACCGAAAACTGTTCCAGTGGTAACTCCGCTGGGAATAGTATATCCAGTTGATCCATCGTAACCATATGGGAAAAAGTCTAAGTGTTGAGTAAGAGAACCGATCCCGGATAGATCAGATGGATTGATACCTCGAAGATCGAAATCAGAGGGGAAAACACCGAAAGCTCCAATTTGAGCTGTAGCGCCGTCTGAAACTTCTGCAATAGTGTATGGTAAATAATTCGCAAGATATGGTTCACTCAAAACGCCAAGTTGATAACCACCAGTTGAAGCAGTAAGCGATTCTGTACGATAAACAAAGTAATCACCCAGAACCAATTTTCCTGCTGGGTGGGTTAAGTTTCGAAGAGTCTTTTCATATTCGGAAAGTGTGGCTTCAGTACGAACAACATAAGAATGAATCTGATAACGGTAGTTGTCCTGCAATTTTTCAGTAGAAGAAAGTTGACCATCGTTGTTCTCATAGAAACCAGGCTTCTTGACCTTTGTGCCTGTTGTCATTTCAAAACCACTAGCACCAGTTCCGGTTTCACTGGTTACAGAAATTGTATAATGTGCATAACTGGAATTGAGTGGATAATAAAAAAGCCCTGGATCGTCCAGTCGAACAGATCGAATGCCACCAGTAGGAGTGAGACTCTCTACACTTCCTTTGAATCCGACACCATTGTAACCAGTTGCGGTTGTGATTGTTACTTCGTCATCAAGTGTATAGAAAGAACCAGAATTCGAAACAGTAACACTTGTAACGAATGGAATCAACTGTACTGTAACAGAAGTTCCATCTTTTCTGTTTATCTTCGCCGTGCCAGGGTATGAAGTTGTTCCAGTGATCTCAGATAAATCCAGTTCAAGAATATGATAACCGGACTTTGTAAACTGTTTCAAATCTTTTATTCTTGCAGACCCGACTTTAACATTTGACGTATCATAGAATTCTATTGGTAGGTTTCTAAGTGTTCTGTTGACTGATGGATTTCCATCAAGGCATCGAACAACGGTTGGTTGGTTCCACCGTCCTCCTGATGCTTTGAAGATATCTTCGGATGGAATGTATATTTCTGAGTAAACATCAAACAACAAAGTCATAAGGAACTTGATTGAAGCTTCAGTTCCTTTAGATTGGTAGAAGGATCTAATCTTCTTTAGTATTAAAGGAACATCTACTTGATCTCCCTTTGCGGACTTGTAATTCTCTGGGAAACCATCAAAGAAAAGAGTCTTGAAGTAATCCAAAAAATCATCAACAGTTGTGTCGATGTTTACCAGTCCCTCTAGTTTCAAAGGAGCAAAATATGCGTTATCCTTTGACTGTAACCACTTGTAGTATTCTTCCAAGAATATGACAAAATTTGGGTGATCTTGCCTGACAAACTCAGGAAGCTTCTGTGAGATCAGTGCGGATATGTTTGAACGATTATACTGACTCATCAGATTGGTTCACCGTCTGATAGACTCATGTTGATGATTACAGAAGTTGAGTCCTGTTCATCAATGACGAGAATTTGGTTTCGAGATACTTCGATGTCATTGTTATTTGAAGTTGCGTACAATCGAATCACAGAATCGTTCAGAACATTTTGAATCTTGATACCATTAATCTTTACGATTCCTGTTGTATAATCAATGGTTCCTTGATTTGCCTTTGTTACGACTCTTCTTCCCTTAGCATCAACTGTGTAAAGTTGCACAACACCGCTTCCGTTATCCTGTAAATAACTCTTGACACCATCGACGGTGAATGCGTTTGATGATATACTTGATCCAGCAGCCTTCTTATAAACTCCGTTCGGGAAAACCGTCTGGTAGTCTTTGATGACACCCAAGAATAATGTCGGGTCGATTCTTTTCTCTAGATTCGCTAGGAGATTAACCGATACGATTGAAGGGCTGGTTGTGATGACATCTCGAATTACAGCAGAACCTCTAAAACTTGATCCGAAATCTTCGAGAGTTGTATCTGTGTAACTTTGAATCTTTGAACGAATTTGCGACTTGAGTGCATCAGAAGAAAGAGCAGTGTAGGCATCGTTATACTTAACGTCAAGAACTACTCGAACGTATGTGTTGTCCACATCAATAAATTCTGGAATAACACTAACTATCTTTTTATTTTTGATGATATCACGAATGATTCCGTTCTTTTCTGATTCTGACAAAGCAACAGAATCTCTTGTGTTTGCAACGATGAAAACCTTTCCATACTGTGGTGGGGTTTCCTGTTCACCGCCGTAAACTATTACAGATTTTACCAGAGGAAATCTACGAAGAATTTCTGTTTGGTAATCTTCAGCAGTTACGAGTCTATTTTGACTTTGGAATGACTTAGGACCAAATCGCTTGGAGAAAGTAGATGTTTCTTTCGCAGCACCACCAGTCGATCTGGACTTTGTGACTACTTCAAACGTACCATCTCCTTCTCCACTCGTAAGTGTGAAGACTCTAGAACCAGACTGATCGTTTCTTCCGATTCCATTTCCATCCGGTCCAGATGTTACTAGATATTCTACTGCAATAACGGAACCGTTATCTGGCCTCTTTGAAATTACGTCGTCTCCAAACTCGAACTCAAAATTTCCACCGAGTCCCATTTGAAGGAAATATACTTTACTGGTTTCGTCGAGGTCCACGATTGTGTTTGATCTTTTCCATTCATTATAAACAGTGTTATCCTGTACCTCTGAATCTTTAACGAAGATTCTTAACCAACGATTGTCAGAGTTTGCGTTTGGTACTTGATATCGTTCACCGAGAACACGATCATAAATGTATTCGAATTCTGAGAATGTACCTTGGACTATTTGTACGTTTTCAGCAATCCACTCGTTTGGTTCACCTGAGTCGTTGTAAGAACAAGGAATGAACTGAACAGATGAAGGGTTGGTAAACGGATATGATGTTCCGACTCCGTTTCCGTTTCTGTCTTTTGGAGCTCCAGTGAACGAACTTTTCTCTGGTAAAATTGCATCATCGAATGGAATGTCTGTTCCTCTATAGATTATATCAACCGTAGCAACTGAAGCAACGATCGAAGATGGTGTATAGTTAATCAACTTGAGAAGAGAATAAATCGAATCGTTTCTTGTAGCACTGTCTATAAAGGCTTCGGATATAGACATGTTATTATAAAACGCTTGGTAATGAGTGTTATACGCTAAGATGTCTAGAAGAATATTCAGACCAGAACCCTCAAAGTCATAATCCTGAAAGACATCTTGTGATTCAAGATATGTCTTTAGATTAGCTTTGATTCCGTCAAAATCTAGACTGTCGATTGGTAACGAAGTGTTCTTTGCCATTATCGTATTCTCTCTAGGTTGAAGGTAACTGTCTCGATCATAACGGAAGGTGGTACATTAAAAAGAACTTTGATACTTACAATGTTTTCATCGGGTGTTAAGTTTACTGAAACTTTGGTTATGTTCGCTCGGGGTTCATACCGATTTGCTAATTTTACAAGTTTTTCTTTCAAATCAGTTTCAAGAAAAGGATCATTGTTCTCGAATAAAAGACTTCGAATATCTGCTGTGATTTCTGGATGAAACGGTTTATCAAACCTGTTCAGATTGAACAAATTACGAAGTGATCTCTTCACCGCGTTTTCGCCTGTGAGTTTAGATACATCTGCTGTGTTTGGATGAGCTTCAAAGTTCAAATCTAAATCTGTTCTTGTTTTAGCCATGGATTCTCCCTAACATATGTATCATATTCCTGAAGCCTCGCTTACGATTTCTGGTACGGATGATGGGTTTGCGATCGCCTTGACTAACTTGCAAGGATCACACAGATCCAAGATCGCCTGGACGAATCTAAACAATTCATTTATAGCCGTAACAATTATTGTTTGTATCGAGATGACAATTGCTTTAATTTTTGCAAAAGCAGAATTTATTAAAGCAGTACTGGAGTCAATCTGTTCTCTTACAGAAGCTCCAATTTGTGATATTGATTTGTAAAAAGAAAAGTCGCCTAAAAATATTCCAAGGCATTCTATAATTCTCATAATACAACGACCCAAAAATCCAGTCAAGAGATTTGCAATATCAAAGAAAGCATAAGAAAATTGACCCAATTGAGTAGCAAATAACTGAAATCCATTTAGAATATTTAAGGTGGTTGCAAATGGATTGATAAAATCTTCACCGCATATGCAAGACTTTACAGGGACAAAATTACATGTTGGTATGCCTGGAAATGGTGGGATGTTTATATCACCCGGCAAGTCGCACAATTTACAACCAAAGTTTATTCTACATTGACCCACTTTCAATAATGTAGATGGTGTGATTGGATTAATCCAATCCATTCCTACTGGTGGAATTTTAAATCCATCAAAAGCGTTTTCACATGGTTTTTCAAAATCACAATCTCCACATCCCTTTGAGGTGCATGAACTTTTTTCAAGTTGTGTTTTGATCTCATCATTTATTTGTTGTTCTCTTTCGTTTACTTGATCATAAACTTTTTGTAGGTTATCTTCAAGTTCTTCAAATATTTCATTAATTTCAATACCTAGTTTTTGAGTATCTTCATCCTCGAATAGTATACCAGGCTGAACTTTGCCAAATCGTCTGGACAAATCCCTCACTAAATTTCGAACGTACTGTACACCATTTGCATTGTTCTGAGATATGTAAAAAGAGGTTGGTCCGACGCCAATAACATCTTGGTTATCGGAAACACTTTCTAAAGAAACACATTCCAGATTTTTTGTTTTATCTGGAAAATATTCTTCGTTTTGGCAATCTTTACAAGTCATGGCTTAACCTCAGTTTAAGTATATGTTTCCACCAGACAAATATGTTTGGTTCCCACCACTCTGAACAAGAATATCACCATTACATCCGTGATTATGATTACCTGTAGTCAACTTATAAAGTTGTTGAACAGTAGTGGTTTTGTTTTTGCATGTTTCAAGATATTTTTCATTTGCTGTATCTATTATGTCTTTACCAGCTCTTCTAATTATGTTTTGGTCCGCTTCCTCTAGAATATTTTTAGATTTGATATTCACATCTTGAGGTGTTGTTATATTCATGTTTCGTTTACTAACAAGAGCCATAGTGCTTGCACTGTTCAAAAGTACAGGGCCCATATTCGATCGAAGAAGAACATTTGATGTTCCTGCTACAACAACACCACCTTCAAGAGAACTTATTCCAATTCCACCCTTCATGGAAAATAGATTCAGATTGTGACTACTTTCAAGAACAAAGGAACCACCAGAATACATGTTTATTCTTCCGCTTATACCACCACCAGGCTTCATTCGGTCCACCTCATGTGGTTCCGCCTTGATATTAATATTTCCTCCAACAGAAGCGATAGATATCTTTTTCGGACTATCTATTTGAATAGTCCCTTCACTGATTATTTTTTCATTTCCTATAGTGTGCAGGGTGTGATTATAATATTCTTCGGTTACATCTTCGTGAACCTTTGTGACTCTACTACCCTCAATGTTTATAGTCCTGTCACCATTCACATGTGTATGGTAATTTCCTCCGATTACCTCTCTCACGCTTCCATTGATTTGTCTTTCGACATTACCCTTCACGAATTCGTAAACGTCACCTTCGATTGTAATATAGAGATTGCCTCCATGCCCTTCGTCTTCTGACTTTTTTATGTTTACGAAGTTATCACCTAGCACAAATTCGTAATTGTCTCGAACTACCTTTGTGACAGCAGTTCCCTTTGGAAAGATTTCTCTGAACGTACCTGATCTATGATACTCATGAATTCTTTCTTTGTTTAGTGTATCATCCATCTCATAGACATGACCAGACTCGGTAACTGTAACATGATTGTATGGGTACTTGGCATCATATGCAGTTTCTGGTTCGCTGAAAGAACCGTGACCGTTTGCTACTGGTACGTCCTTGACTCGATTGTCCTTTTTGTCCTGAACAAGAGGAGGATATTCACTTTCGGTTTGTTCTCCGTTCTCGTCTTCCCATTTGTAACGAGCGAGACGACTCAGATCCGATTCATTTAGACCGTGTTTATCATCATCTTTTGGATACTTTTCATTCGGATCTTTAAATCCATCACCATCGGAAGTATCGGATGCTTCTTCTGGAATGCCTGGAATAGTTCCGACGATTACAGGAAACTGGGCCTCTCCACCGTCTCTGAAGAATCCAAAAACATGAGTACCTTCTACTGGCCCAACGGGCGCTTCACCGATACCACTCATAGAAGCCGACTGAATCGGCGAGATTGAGTAGGCCCAAGGTAATTGATTCGTTGGAATGTCATTCTTGTTTGCACTGTGATGTCCAAAAATTCGAACACGGCATCTGCCCAGACGACGAGGATCTTTTCGATCTTCGACGACACCCATCCACCATACGAAGTTATTTCCAAAACTCTGTAAGTCTAACATTATTCTGACCATCCATCTCTAACTAAAGTCATGATGTTTTTACACTCACCATTGTATCCTTCTTTGGCTCGAGGAAAGTCGAAAACTCTCTCTATCGACCATAAGATGTATGTACCACCAAATTCTTTTTTGTCATCATCTAATTTTTGTTTTAGTGGTTCATCTTCATTTTTAAAATCAACACCTTTACTATTTGCGTAAGTTACACGATTTCCTATCGAAACTGAAGTATCACCAATACTAGTTATCTGAAGAGTATAGAACGAATTCAACGACTTCTGTGATCTATGTTCTAGGAACCATTCTTCTCTTCGGTCCACACCAGACTTTTCTTCGTCGTCGTGGAAGAGATATTGATTCTTGGGTAACAAAGCAACAAATGAATCTTTCTCGTTTAAATCATCATTTAAAATAAACTTCTCATAAGTGGAATCTATCTGTGGATCTTCAGCGTCATCTTTATATGAGAATTCTCCCTTTCCCTGATTTACCTTTTTACCTCGAAGATATTTCTTTCGAGTGATGTCATAGAAAAAGGCCTTGCTTGCCCATGTTCCAACCACGTTTTTTTCCAATGCGTTCACACGTTGAATAGTTGTAGTTCCTGTCACACTACGAAGGCGAACATCCTCTGATTCCTCTTCGTCTAAGCTTGGAGGAACATCTATCTTTTCAATGAACCCACTAGAAGCATCATTTTCATTCCCAATAATGATATCGGATTTTGCTAGTTCTGAAAATGTATCGAATCTAGTTTGAATTCTTCCATTCTTGAATCTTTGATACATGAGAAAGTTTTTCTCTTTATCTTTATAACAACCACTCATCAACCAATGAATAGATTTAGAAGGGGACCAATTCGGAATGACACAACTGAACTCATGTTCAGACTCTGGGTTGCCTTCTAAAGAAGCATTAGTTTCCAGATAATCAGAATAAATTTGTTTTATGATTTCTGTTCGCTTTTTCTTACTATATGCTTTTGATACCTTCTTGAGTTTATCTTTAACACCTTCCGCCGAAATAAATTCCAGAACCATTTCGTCGTGTATAAAATCTATACTTCTATTTGACTTAATGTTATGTACAAAAAAACTTCCTTGTATTTCTTCTCCATCTTTTGATTTGTTTGATGGTTTTACATTTTCTCTATTGGTGGTTGGAGTGATAGATCCATCACCTGTCGTCGGTGGTATTTTTTTGGTTGGTATTTTGTAAATAGATTTTAGGTTAATAGAGATGGAATCTTGTGATGTAGGGAAGGCATTAAACTCTGGAAGGAATCCTTTTGGAATTCTTATCTTTATAGATCCCGTAATGAACAAATCGTCTATACTTTCTCGAAGTTTTAATTCAAGAAGAAAAGGCCTCAAATCAATAGATTCACCACCTTTGGTTGGTCTATAAACAATTTGTGTTGGTTCAAAACTGTCTATGGAATAATTGTTCATTGTCTATTCTTATTAAAAAGTGAAACCGATTGTTCAATCCGGTCGAGTAAAGATTGTGTTGGATAATATAAAATTCTAAGTTGATCATTTAAATCTAATACATCATCCCTCACGGTGATTACGTTCACATCGTATGTACTCAATACATCATTATCATTTCCTCTGATGTAATAGTCTATAACAGAAGTTCCACCCAGTGAACGGTATGGACTTACCGAGTTTCCATTATCATCCCTGAATTCGTAAAGACCGAGTTTAGCATAATCAAACTTTCTAGCAATATACATTTTTTTATTGCCATCGGAATCGGTAATATAATATCCAGCTGAAAGAGTGAATGTTTCTACCCCACTGATTTTCATATGACCAGTGGATCTATCGTACGCATAAAGAATACCTTGATCCACTAATGTGTCACCATCATCATATATTTTTATGGTGTCATTTAGTCTATAAGAGGCATCAGATCCTTTTGTGTTCATAGTCGAGGTATCAAGATCGGTAATCTCATTCAGAGTGACAAATAAAGATATGCCTGGATATTCGTTGTCCAACTTTGTCTCTATAAATTCAACTGGTTGACTCCATTCTTCAAATGGATCAATTACTTTATTGAAGATTAGAAAACTCCAATATTTGTCAATATCATCATAGTCCCTAAAAGCAATACCCTCGGGTGTATCATTGTCCTTTTGAAAAACATTCACAAACGTATCAGCATCATAAACAAAATTAGGAACTCTATATCTACGAATTAAATCTAGACACTTTTTGGTTTTGTCGCCGATTTGATAATCAATTATAGGAAAGGACTGAAAATATTTTGCCATCTGTATTAACTCCTTGGTCCTCGGCGTGACCCGTCGATTGATGTGATATTTTGGCCAATAGTACTAAAATCCGCTTCCTGTGCGCTAATTGCAAAACCTGCTCTTGTGCCCTGTATTATATTTGCTGCGCCTCCTCCACCAGCACCCGAGTCACCAGGCGGTTCCAGATCCTGGAGATTCTGCCTGTTGAGTGGTGATATCTCTTGGAAACTCAAACTAAAAGCTCTGTTCTGAGGATAACCATCAGCGTAGTAAGATGGAGCTCCAGCTGCATGTTGATCTATGTCCATAGTTGTTAAAAAACAAAAATAAGAACTGAATAATTTGTTGTTTTGTTTTTGGCCTGGATTATAGAGAAAATCTATGGTGAATCTTGCAGGATTCAAATACACAAAGTTCTCGCCGCTGGAAGGCACTGGTGGATACATAGAATATTTCAAAACATCCATGATTTTCTGAATCGTTTTGGCTTCATTTTCATTTTTTGGTACTAGATTGAAACGAAAACTAAAGGATCTATTCGATGGTTTATTAATCGTCAATTGACCGGATTTGTTAAAAGAGAATCCACTGAATCTTCTTGCTGTATCAAATTGAGCACCAAGAGCAGTGAGAGCACCAGCAGCATTTTGTTCTGTTGATTCTGCAAAGGCATCAAACAAACTCTGATCTTTAGAAAAACTACTTATAGTTTCTTGTATAGACTTGGCAAGAAGTCCAGCTTCCAAATCATCAAATTGAATAGAGTACGCATTTGTTAATGCAATAGGAACTGGAAGTAAAATTTCCGCATCGGCCGATGTGTTGTTTTTATCGTATATTTTGAAGCGAATAATGGATGGATTTTGTTCGCCTCGGTCTGAAGATAAAAGTGTTTCTGGGAAAATCAGTTGAGTTTTGGACATATTTTCCTCCCCCTAGATATATAGGGGGATTATGGCATACAAAGGCAAATACACACCTAAAAATCCATCAAAGTACATTGGTAATCCCACGAACTGTATTTATCGAAGTTTGTGGGAAAGAAAAGTTATGCACTGGATGGATACTAATCCGTCGATACTCAGATGGGGTTCAGAAGAGACTATTATAATTTACCGTTCTCCCGTAGATGGCAAAAGACACAGATACTACGTTGACTTTATCATGGAGATGAAAGATAAAAGCGGACAGATAAAAACTATTCTGATTGAAGTCAAACCAAAAAAGCAAACGATGCCTCCCAAAAAACCAGAAAAGAAAACAAAGACATATCTCATGGAATCAAAAACATGGGCGGTTAATCAAGCGAAGTGGGAAGCTGCGAAAAAGGTTGCAGAATCGAGAGGGTGGGAGTTTCATATCATAACAGAAGACACTCTATTCAAGAAGGATAAGAATGCCTGAAGTCGATCCAATTTCTATTCTCGAATCACTTAAAGCTCCAAAAAATATTCAGGGAATGAAACAGATGTTTCGTTACGCTGAAGAACGGTTTGGTGGTAAGAAATTTGATGTTGATGTACTTGAAAAGTACAGTACGAAAATAAGAAACAGAAACCAATTCAAAGCAAACGTCATCCAAGAAATTGGAAAAATGTTCACATTTTCTTATAGACCCCTTGCGTATGCTACTATTCCATATTATGACATAAACCCATTGATCTTTACCCTTGCAATCCCAAGTAATGAAGAGGTAATAGGAATGAATTTTCATTACCTCGCACCATCGCAACGTGCCATAGCCTACCAAACTGTATCGAATCTGATTACTGATATCAACCGAGGGGATAAAAGTCGTTTGCGATTAATCTATGATATTATGAAAACGAAGAAACGGTACATTCGAAACATGGTTTGTATTCGTAAATATAAAACAAGTAGAATTCGATCTAAAGTTTACGAAATAGATCCTAAATACTGGGAGATAGCTTTGACCGTTCCAACCCAAATGTTCGTGAAGAGAAACGAGAAAAATGTTTACATGGATACCAACATTCAAATCAGAAAATTACTAGGAAACTAAAATGGCAATATCCAATTCACTCGATCGTCTCATTAATAATTTGGG